ACCAAAAATAGCAAGGATTGGAACTCATTTGTTTCATTTCGCTGGTTATGTAGAACAGTTTAGAGGTTGGGGTCGTGGACTACGAAAAGCTATAGCAAATTGGTATCTATTAAAAGAAACCGATAAGTTAGCATATCAATCTGTAAAGTATCAACAAAGAGATGGTTGGTCACATAAAGACCTATTGAGATTATCTCATCCATCTACACAAGATGCCAATAAAGATTTACTATTTGAGTGGGTTACAAAAGGATATAATTCTTCAAAGGAAGATGAATATAAGGATTCACTCAGTATAATTTGGGCCTTCGAGAAGGTCAAGTCAGTTCAAACAGATGTGGAAGCTGCTAAACTCGTGGAAGAATATAAACTCCCACTTGAAGCAGTTCCTTCTACCCTAAAGACACCTAAAGTTCTGGAAACAGCATTACCACATTTGGGATTGACAGCTATTATCAGAAACTTAGGTAATTATACCAAACACGGTATTCTCTCCCCCCAAAGTGACGCTCTCAAACTCGTTACTTCGAGAATAACCGATAAAGGGAAACTGCTGAAGGCCCGTATTCATCCATTGTCTGTATTACAGGCGATGCAAACTTACAAAAGTGGTAAAGGACTTAAAGGTTCTGGTGAGTGGGAAGTAAACTCACAAATAGTAGATGCTCTTGACGACGCATTCTACTTGTCTTTCGACAATATAATTCCAACAAACAAACGAGTGATGTTAGCACTTGATGTATCTTCATCCATGACCTGGGATGGTTGTGGTGGAATGCCATCAGTAACACCACGAGTTGGTTCAGCCGCAATGGCAATGGTTACGATGAGAACTGAAAGTGATTATCTTGTAACAGGTTTTACAGATGGTTTAGAGGTTCTTGATCTTTCACCAAAAATGAGATTAGATGATGTATGTGATAGAATGGAAAATCTTAATTTTGGTTCAACTGATTGTGCATTACCAATGTTATACGCACTTGAGAACAATCTCAAGTTTGACGCCTTTGTAGTTTATACAGATAGTGAAACTTGGGCAGGTAGATCACACCCAGTAGAAGCACTTCGTGATTATAGAAAGAAAACAGGAATCCCAGCAAAACTGATTGTGGTGGGGATGGAAGCAAATGATTTTACAATAGCAGACCCAGACGACGCGGGTATGTTAGATGTAGTAGGTTTTGATACGACAGCACCATCGGTGATGTCTGATTTTATCAGAGAAGATTTACAGTAACAAATAAACAAAATAAGGAAAAACAATGAACACAGGTACAGTAAAGTGGTTCGACGCTAAAAAAGGATATGGTTTCATATCTGATACAGCGACGGATGACTCAAAAGATTACTTTGTACATTTCTCCGAAATTCAAACAGATGGTTTTAAGACTTTAGAAGAAGGTCAAAAAGTTGAGTTTGAAATCGGTGAAGGTACAAAAGGTGCTGTTGCGAAGAATGTTAAAGCAGCAGAATAATAAATCAAATTTAGCATAAAAAGTTGGGTTGTTTTTATAACAACCCAATATTTATATTTGTCAAGGGTTATACCAATGACAATTAAATAATAATAAATAAAAATAATAATAAGGAGATAACAAATGGATATTAACGCAGTGAAAAAGAGATTAGCTCAGTTGCAAACATCGACTACTCGTTCCACAAATCTGTGGAAACCACAGCCGGGAAAAACACAAATTCGTATCATTCCATATAAACTAAATACAGATACTCCGTTTATTGAATTATTCTTTCATTATGATTTAGGTGGAAAGACTTTTCTTTCCCCAACATCATTTGGTCGTCCAGACCCGATTGAAGAATTTGCTGATAAACTGAAGTCATCTGGAAACCGTGAAGATTGGCGACTTGGAAAGAAACTCGAATCAAAACTTCGTACTTTCGCACCAGTCGTGGTTCGTGGTGAAGAATCAGGTGGAACAAAGTTTTGGGGTTTTGGTAAAACTGTATATCAGGAACTATTATCAATAATAGCAGACCCTGATTATGGTGATATTAGTGATCCTATAAATGGTCGTGATGTTGTAGTTGAGTTTAAGACTGCAGAAGAAACCGGAGCATCGTTTCCGAAAACTACTATTCGTGTTAAACCAAATCAAACTCCAATTACCGAAGATAAAGCCGTATTAACTGATTTACTCGATAATCAAAAAGATATTACCGAAGTATATAATGAGTTAAGTTATGATGAATTGGCAGAAGCTTTAGGTGATTGGTTAAATCCAAGTGATGGTGAGGAAGAAACTACCAAATCAGATACTAATGTTCCAGCATCATCCGTTATTCAAAGTGCAGTAAGTAACACTTCTAATGTAACGGACGCATTTGACGATTTGTTTAATAAGTAAATAAAAGGAGAGACAATATGTCTGTAAAGGACGAACTTGCACAAGTTCTCGCCGATAGTCTTAATAAACAATTCAAGGATACAAAGGTAGCTTATTTTTTAGATGGTTCTAATGCTACTCCAACTGATATCAAGGAATTCGTATCTACTGGTTCATCTGTATTAGACCTTGCAATTTCCAACCGTCCAAACGGTGGTGTTGCAGTTGGTCGTATTACAGAAATCAATGGATTGGAATCAAGTGGTAAATCTCTAATAGGAACTCACATTCTCGCAGAAACCCAGAAAAAGGGTGGTGTTGCAGTGTATATTGATACTGAAACATCTGTTAGTAGAGAATGGTTAGAAACTATTGGTGTTGATGTTTCAAAACTATTATATCTTCATGTGGAAACAGTAGAAGATATATTTGAATGTATTGAAAGTATCATCGTTAAAATTAGAGAATCAGACAGAGATAGACTTGTAAGTATTCTCGTAGATTCACTTGCAGGAGCATCTACCAAAGTAGAAATGGAAGCCGATTTCGAGAAAGACGGATGGGCAACGAGTAAAGCAATTATCGTTTCAAAAGCGATGAGAAAGATTACTCAAATGATTGGACGAGAACGAATAGCTCTCGTATTCACCAATCAGCTCAGACAAAAACTCGGAGTAATGTTCGGTGATCCGTGGACTACTTCTGGTGGTAAAGCATTACCATTTCATTCATCAACTCGTATTCGATTAAAGAATATGGGACAAATCAAAGTGGGAGCAAAAAATGATGTAATTGGTATGAAGTGCAGAGCACAGATTATCAAGAATCGTTTAGGGCCCCCACTTCGTCATGCTGACTTTAACTTATACTTCGATAGTGGTATTGATGATATGGGAAGTTGGCTAACGGTACTAAAAGACCACAAACTTCTAAAGGTTGCAGGAGCATGGTATACCTTAGAATACAAAGGTAAAGACATTAAGTTTCAATCTAAGGATTTTGAGAAAAAAATAGAAGAAAATGATGGTCTTAAAGAATACTTATATGACAAAATTTGTGATGTATCTATACTCAAATATAAATCAGCCGATTTAGGAATTGATGATGTAGTATATACAGACGAAGTGGTCGGTGATGAGTAATGATAGATACCTTTCTATTCTTGATGAGATAAAGAAACACGGTGGCGATACTGATTCACCAAATCCCAATGAAAAAATACTGATAATAGATGGCCTAAACACCTTTATTAGAGTATTTAGTGTTATACCAACTACTAATGATGATGGAATTCACATTGGTGGAATAGTTGGTTTTCTGAAGTCAGTCGGTTACGCTATAAAAATGTTGGGACCCACCAGAACTATTATAGTTTTTGATGGAAAAGGCGGGTCTAACCGCCGCCGTAAACTTTATCCAGAATATAAGGCAAAACGAAGAACAAAGAAAATTCGACTTAATCGTGTAAACGATTATGAGAATATGGATGATGAGCGTCATTCTATGATGATGCAACTATCTCGTTGCGTTGAATACTTAGAAACTCTCCCCGTTTCCATTCTTTCAGTAGATAGTGTGGAAGCAGACGATGTTATTGCCTATATCGCAAAACAACTCTTACCCAAAAATAATCATATTATAATGTCAACCGACAAGGACTTTTTGCAGTTAGTAAGTGATAGAATTTCAGTATGGTCACCCACAAAGAAGAAACTGTATAAACCCGATGTAGTGAAAGAAGAATATGGGGTTACTTCAAAGAATTTGTTGATGACCAGAATTTTTGACGGTGATGTATCAGATAACATAAAGGGTGTAATGGGAATTGGTTCTAAAACCTTATTAAAGAACTTTCCAGATTTAGCAGATGAAGGAGTAACTTATACAGTAGATGAAATAGTTGATAAATGTGAACAAGGTAGTAGATTTCATAATATAGTACGGAAACAGAGAGATAAGATGCATTTAAACCATACATTAATGCAGTTACAAGAGGTAGATATAAGTGGTGGTGCAAAACTTAAAATCAACAGAGTTGTAAATGGTAAAATACAAGAATTAATAAAATCAAAATTCCAAACAATGTTCATAGAAGATAGGATGTTTGGTGCATTACCTAATTTAGAAAGTTGGATAATGTTAAATTGGACAAATTTAAATAGATTTGCGAAGATTAACAATGGGTCGTAAAAAGATATATTATACCGAAGAAGAAAGACTCGAAGCCCAACGA